TCACGCGTTCGGCTGGGTAATGAAGTCGGCCTGGAGGCTCAAGCCCTGAACGGTCAGGCCGCCCGGGGTCAGGGTCAGTACGCTGATCGTGAGTACTTGGTCGGCTGCCCAGTCTATGCCGGTGCTGGTGCCTCCGAATCCGCCGACAGCCGGCACGGTGCCCGCAGCCGGATCGAGGATGCTGTAGCCCACTTGGTAGCCGCCGGCGCTTGATGTCCTCATCACTGTGACTTCCGCGCTCACGTTCCCCAAGATATTGATTAGCCCGCTCCTGGCGCCCTGCAGCCCCTGGCCAACGCCCCCGCCCGCGGGGCCAATCCAGAACGGAATATACGGCGCGCTGGCATTCGGTGTGCCTGCCGCAGCCAGCACCAGGCTGATGCGGATGCCGTCGCCGACTGCAATCACGTTTCCGGGGATCGGAATGCTGTAGATCGTCTGCGGCGTGCCACCGGGCGTGAACACGCTCGTCTGGCCCTGCACCACGGCCAGCGGGGATTTCGGCTTCCAGACGCCCGTGGGCGTGTATGTGTACGCTGTGCAAGCGCTGAGCGGCTGCAGGCCGCCGCCAAACTGGTTGTAGCTGGCAAACTTGAAGTAGAGCGTCTGGCCGACCCAGGCGGGATTCAGCGCAATGCCGAGCACGCTGGCATCCAGCGCGGCAAAGCGCGATGTCGAAGGATGGTCCATGGGCTTGGTCTGCAGCGCGCCGCGGCGAATGTAGCCAGTCAGGTTGTACTGGTTGGCTGCAGTCAGCGTAGCCGTTGTCGGGCAGACCACTTCATACGCGCCGGATGCGCCGGCGAGATAATACATGTCGGTGAACGTGTCAGCCACGGCCTGGGCCACGCTCTGCAACGTGCCCTCGGACTCGGTGAGATTCACGCTCAGCGTGTCGGTGGTGTCCGGGTCGGAAGCGGAAGGATAATCCGCGGTGAGCGCGCCGGTGATGCCCTGCAGACACGTCCCGATCTGCTCATAAGTGCTGCCGCCATCGAGTGACATGAACGCAACGCAGCCGCCGTACTGCGCGACGCCGTTGGCGCCGGAAACCACAAACCACAGCTCGGCCGCGGCGCTCATCTGCTGCGTCGGCTCAAGGATGATGGGCGTGTTCACGTTGCCGGCTGCCTGATTCGTGGGCTGCGCGAACGGGCTGAGCGTCTGCGTCTCCATCGGCGAGGGCTCGTTGAGCCCGTAGATAAACTGCTCGGCGGTGCAGTCCAGCGTCCAGCCTTTGGTGTCGTCCCAGGATTCCTTTACCGACGTAAGCCGCACCGGCTTCTGCTGCAGGCCGAGGCGCGAATCGGTGATGGTGACGAGGTCCATCGCCTCCAGAAATGAAAACGTCACCGGCAGCCTGAAACTGTAAGTATTGCGCTGCAGGGCGGAGCGCTTGGCCAGCACGCTGGCGACTTTCTGTGCCACCAGGACGGTGGTGATGGAGTGCATCTGCTGCGAGTCGCCTTTGCGCACGCCGAACTGGGCAACGCTGCGCTGTTCGAGTTCCGTCGTTACGGCCGTGTTGTACTGATTCGAGCGGTTCAGATGCTCGATCGGGAACACATTGTTGGCGTCGGCCTGGCGGGTGCGATCGACGGTGACGGGCGGATCGTTGCCATCGATCAGGAAGCAGCTATCGTCCAGGCTGCAGACGGGCCCGCTGGCGGTGGCTGCCGTGAAGATGGCGCCATTGCCGGCGGCCGAGACTTCGCAGTACGGAATCGCCTTGAGCTGCGCGCCGCTCCACACCGGAGCGCAGTTGGCCACATCGAACAGCTCCTGCAACCACTGGCGCGCGGCCTGCTGGGCATCCATCACCAGCGAGACGGCGATGCCGTAGGCGCGGCAGTAGTTGCGCATGGCGGTCAGATCGCCGAGGAAGCTGCCGATCGGGTAAGGCGCCCCGGAATCGCTGTAACTGTTGATGTTCAGCCCATGGCCGATCAGCATGCGCTGGCCCGCATAGGGCGCGGCCACCAGCGTGATCGGGCCCGACATAAGGATGTCGGTGATAATGTCTGCGGGATTCACGTCCCACTGCGTGCCTAGGGCGGTCTGGCCGTCACCGGTGAAGGCTCCCATGCACTCGAAGCTGAGTGTGGGAAACAGGTTGGCATTGCCCAGATCGAACTTGGGCGAGCCGATGCCGGCAAATGCGGTGTACGCGACTTGCTGGCTGGTATAGTTGGTGTACTCGGAACCGCTGGCGAGATACGGCTCGAATTGCAGATTGAGCGCGGCCTGCGCGGTCTGATTGTTTCCCGGATCGTAGTAATAGACCACCACCACCTGGTAGCCGTTCCAGGTGCTGGCGCCGCCATCGATGAGGACGGTGGTGCCCGAACTCGCCTGCCAGCGATACGTGTAGGGCGCGCGCGTGGTGCCGGCTACGGAGTTGGGCAGCGGCCAGAGATCGTTCCACAGCGGATGCTGCCACTGGCCATTGATCACTTCGCTGCCGGGCGCGCCGTAATCGTTGAAGCTGGCCGTGAAGTTCTCGATCAGCGCCACGTAGAGCACCTGGTAAGGCGTCTGCGACAGCGTGACCTGACCACCGCTCACCGTGAGCGTCGCGTAGGCCATGGTGGGCGCGTACAGGTTCTTATCTGCCCAGCAATCGAAGATGTTGAAGATGGGCACATGGCCGAGCAGGAAATCCACTGCAGTGGTGTAGTCGTAAGTCTGCGAGCCGCCCTTTTTGCTGCTGCCTTTTTTGGCGTTTTGCTTATGGGACTGAAAGCCGTTGATCCAGATGGGCGCCGGCGCCACCCGCCCGCAGCCGTAGACCACGGGAATCGTCTGGCCATAGATGGCCTGCTGCACGCGGATCCCCGTGGCTTTGGCCGAAACTTTGTTGTTGCCCACGCCGGATTTCATCATTTTGAAGCTCTCAGCTTTCAGCGGTCAGCGGTCAGCCGGCAGGGTACGCCGGGGCCCCCGCCGGCGGGCCCAGCCACCGTCTTTCCGCACGCAGGGCCCGCCGACGCGGACGTCGGCGCTACGCCCCAGGGGTCAAAGAACTTCAGCGGTCTTCCCATGTACTGGGGATCGTAGAGGGCGTTGGTTTCCATCACGCACGGCGGAAAACAATGGATAACCCTGGGCCACTCGGTGACGATGGCGCCGTGGGAATAGGCGCGGCCGTGCCGGGCGCAGACGATATCCCCCGGCTGCGGTGGACGATCTGCAAACTCCACGGCGTACCGTCGCAGATGTTCCAGGTACCATTCACGGTCCGCATGCAAAAACCACTGTAGGGACAGCTCTGGCAACTCGGTGGCCCTGAAGATATCGGTATTCGCATAGACCAACTCCAGAAAAGTGGCGCAGTCCAGCCCCACGCCCTTGATGCGCGCGTGCGGGAGGTAGGGCGTGCGGAGGCAACTCCGCGCCTCCCTGACGACTTCCGCACGCTGCTCCCGCTCGGTCATTTCTCGTCCTTTTTCAACGCAGAGGGGCGCAGAGGAGCGCAGAGGGAACCCGATCCAGGCTTGGCTGTTTTTTCTCTCTTTCTTCCTCTGCGTACCTCTGCGTCCTCTGCGTTGAAAGCTATGTCGCTGTTTCCGGCGTGGGCACATACGGAAATCCCTGGTACGTGCCCTCGGTTTCGATGTTGTAGCTGATCCAGCACCATTTGCCCGCATCAGTCGCGGCGAAGGTGTAGACGCCGGCGGCGGCCGTGTACGTTCCGGAGATCCCGCTCACGCCGGCATCGCTTACCCACTGGCCGGCGCGGTTGACGGCGACGGTGTAGGGCGAGCTGGACGGAATCTGATGCTGCTCGGAAATCAGCGCCGAGGCGGCGCGGGCGTAAGGCACAAACGCCTGGAACGTGTCGCCCGCAGCCGGCAGCCAGGGCAGCGGATCGTAGAGATAGAAGACATTGTTGTAGCCGCTGCCGGGCTCGCTAAACCACACGCTGCGCATGATCAGGCCCAGCGATGCGCCGCTCACGAACTGGATGTAGCCGAAGTCGAACGTGTCCGCGCCGAATACCTGGTTGGCCGTGGGATTGGTGCACACGCCCACCAGCATGCCGGGCGTCGTTCCGGATGCTACCGAGAACGTCGGCGCCACGCTCAGCCCTGCGGGCGGTTGGCCAATGCCGTACTGGCACTGCACGTTGGTGGCTTCGATCAGGTTGGTAGGGACATTCTGATCGAGCAGCTCCAGCAGCGAATTCACTTTCAGCTTTACGACGGTGCGCGACAGCTCCGAGATCTCGCTGATGCGCCCGCCGAACATCTGCGCGGCGCCCAGCGTGTTGCAATCGCCCAGCGTTGGCATGATCGCACGATAGAGATTGACCAGGCCGTTGTCCCACAGGCCGCGCTCGAATGCCTGAATCTGGGTGATGGCGCTCTGCCCGGAGGGCGTGTAAAAGATGTCCGCGTCGCGCAGATACCATTCCAGGTCCATGCTTACGGTGTCGAGCCCGATCTGCGAATCGATCTGGCCGCGCACAAAGCGCCCGGGGAGGAAGGTCCCGACCTGCGACCAGGTCAGCGGACGGTCGAATGCCGTGAGCAAAACGTTCTGCGACCAGGGCTGGCCCTGAATCTGCGTCTGGAGCTGCAGCAAATCGGCGCACAGCAGCGCGCGATTGGCGGCCAGGTAGGCCGTCACCGCCGAAGTCGTGTTGCTGCCGGTGCCGCCGATGAAATTACGCATGTGTCCTACTTTTCAACGCAGAGGACGCAGAGGACCGCAGAGGAAACCCAAATCAGGGTTTTTGTTTTTTCTCTCATTCTTCCTCTGCGTACCTCTGCGTCCTCTGCGTTGAAATTTACTGTTCATTCCCTCGCCGTGACCAGAGTCACCTGCTGGGCTTCGTACATGTACTGCCACAGCATTTCAAAGTCCTGCTGATCGTTGCCGAGCTGGGGATCCTGCGAAGTCCCCTTGCCGATCGAGAAAATCACGCGATAGTAGAAGCCGAAGTCCGCGGTCACCGCGCCGCTGATGGAATGCAGGAACTTCACCACGCAGCCGGCATAGGTGATGCCGTTCGCATTCAGTGTGCCTGCGGCCGTTTGCGTCGCAGTGTAGAGCGTATAGTCCGTTCCGCTGACCAGCGCCGTGCCGTTGAGCTTGATTACGGGCGTGCCGTTCAGCTCGTAAATCTGCTCGTTATATTGGCTGCTGCCGAGAGTGCGCACCAGCGGCGCACAATTGTTGGCGTCGATGGTGAGCGGCTGATCCGTCACCGCCGAATCGAACGGGTTCTGCGTGAGCGAACCCAAGTTCAAGAGGAAGGAATCGTAGGCGCCCTGGCGCGCCAGAAAGAAGCCCAACAAGACATTCAGATCGTCGTTCTGCTCGTTGAGAAATTCATATGAGCATTCGAACGTCCACATGGGATCGGTGAGCTGCGGGACGCGCACGGTAAAGCCGTTGGCGACGCTCTGCAGCAGTGTGCGAAACGTGGGCGTGCGTTTTACGTTCCAGTCGAGGCCTGCGAGTTGTGGGAAGACGCTATTCCCCATCTCATGTGTCCTAAGTTTCAACGCAGAGGATGCAGAGGTACGCAGAGGAAAACCAAATCGGGGTTTTTGTTTTTTCTCTCATTCTTCCTCTGCGCTCCTCTGCGTCCTCTGCGTTGAAACGTGCTACCGATAACCCCAATCGCTTGCCAACCTCCGGACGCGGCCCACGGCCATGGTCGAGGCCAGGTGTGCGGCGCGGACGGGATTGCTTACCCCGTGAATGTGTTGCGTGATGTTGCTGGCAAAGCCGCCGCGCGCCAGGCGTTCGAAGGCCATATTCTGCGACGGCGTGAGCACGCGCTCGCCGCCATGCACCAGCGCCACCTGAGTGCGCGGGACTACGCCGCCCAGGGCGAACGCCGACATGCCGGCATAGCTCATGCCTAGCGCAAGCGTCGACGCCGACGCAGGAATGTTCGCGGGGAACGGCACATCGGCGAGCGTCTGCGCCGCAGCCACATTGGCGTAGCCCACGGCCTCCATGTAATTGGTCGCGCTGGTCTGGGCCACTTTCTCAGCAGTGGCTGCCGTATCCTGCGCCGCTGCCTGCGTATGAAATAGCGCGTTGGCCGCGGCCATGAGGATGTGGGTCAGTATCCACCGTTCGCCCAGCTTCTCGATCTCCTGGATTGCGCTCATTGCCAGCGACTGCCAGAGCTTCTGGCACGCCTTGGAGAAAGTCTGCGTTCCCTGCAGCCAGCCGTTCAGTGCGGTGGTAAAGCCGTGGGAAACCGTCGTGAAGAACTGCTGGTACTTTTGCTGTTCCGCGGTAAGCAGGTTCTGTGTGTCTTTGGTCCACTGTTCCTCCATCTGCGCGTGGATGGTCTTCAGCCTATTCGCGAGCTCGGTCATTTCCTTGGCGTCGCGCGGATAGTAGACCGACGCCACATCGATCATCCGCTGGACAAACTGCGCCTCTTCGGCGAGCTCCTGCTGGTGCAGAACGCGGAGCCGCTCCAGCTCATCGGGTTTGGAGATCTCGCCGCGGGCGCCCTGGCCTTCGATTACCGCCTCCTGGCCCTTGATGCGGGTCTGCGCGGCTTTCCAATCGCCCTCCAGGTTCTCGATCAACTGCTGGCGCATCGCGCGCATGGACCGGGTGGCCCGTTCGCCCATTTCCTCGAAGGCCTCGCCGGCAGCCCGCGCACCCGCGGCCATGTCGTCCGCGCCATCGCGTACGGTGGCGGCGCCGGCGGCCATCTGCGATTGCAGATTGCTGATGTCGGCCGTTACGCGAATTCGGAGATTATCGTCTGCCACGCGCTATATCCAACCACAGAAGGCACGGAATACACGGAAGTAGCGGCAAACCCCTCTTGGGTTTCCCCTTCCGTGTGTTCCGTGTTTTCCGTGGTCATGCATTTCCGATCTTCGTCTTCATCTGTTCGGCCCATGCCACCATCTCTGCGATGTGCGGTGGGGCTTTTCCCGCGGGCCCGAGCATCGCGCTCAGCTCGCTTACTTCAGCGGCGCCCAACTCTTTTTCGGAAGCACCTTTTTCGGAAGCACCGGCCTTTAGGCCGGTGTAGCCGGTAAAGCCGCGCAGCAGGACGTGCGCTGGCGGCCATCCATTCCAGTACTCGAACAGCTCCCAAACCTCGGGGAGCGGCAGGGCATCCACCTGGGGGAAGCTCCAGCCGGTGGACGTGACCAGCATGCCGCGCAGGTAAGGCCAATCAATCAGGCCGCGTCCGGGGTCCCCGGCGAGCCCGCTTTTGGCTCGCTGGGGCGATCCTGCGCGGCCCCGGCTTCCCCCTTGGATCTGAGTCCGTTCAGCTCCATGCACGCCAGCACCAGCGCTTGGCCGTCCGGGTAAGGCAAAGACTGCACGTCGGCTGCGCTCAGGGCAGGCTCTGGCGCTACGTGCGCATTGTTCAGGCACGCGGCCACCATCGCGCAGTTCGCCTCGAACGGATCCGCGTCCGGCTTGAAGATTTCGCGGCCCTGGCCGAACGTCATGGGCGCGATGGTGTAAGTGCGGTCTTCGACAGTAACGGTGCGGTTCATGTTTTCTCCTTTTCAACGCAGAGGGCGCAGCGTCCTACTTTTCAACGCAGAGGGCGCAGAGGTACGCAGAGGAGGAACAAGGGAAGGAGGGGCTTTCTGGCTGCCCGCTCCTTCCGTTGGCTCTGGTTTTCTCCGCGACTCCTTTCATTGGTTTTTCTCTCCGGGGCTTCCTCTGCGTACCTCTGCGTCCTCTGCGTTGAAACCTTGGCACGCAAGACTACGCCAGGTCGGCGTAGAGCTTGCCCAACGTGTTGGTCGCATCGCAGGACGCGTCGAAGTTGAAGTCCACGATCCAGAAATCTTCCTGCTTCGTCGGGATCGAGATTTCGCTCGCCTGGCAGGAGAACAGTTCCAGACCAAAGAATTTTGAGTTGAAGTTGTTGTACAAAAACGCGCGGAAGTTGGGCGCGTAGCCCATCAACTGATTGGTCAACGTAGCGGTAGCGCCGCGCGCGGCCGACGCGTAACTGTAGCTGATCAGCATGGCCGCGCCGGCATCGCCGCTGTAGAACGTATAGACGCCGCCGCTCACCGAATACTGGCCATTGGCGCTGGGTGAGGCCACCTTGACCAGTTGCTGGCTGTTGCTGGCGTACTGCACGCCGTAATCCTGCTGGAACGTGCCGTTGTTGGCGATGGTGATGGTCAAGCTGGCCGCGCCTACCATCTGCCACACCAGGCCGTTGACGCCATCCACGGTGTACCCGCCCACCGTGACCGACCAGGTCGGATGCGATCCGGCCGACGTGCCGGCCGACACGCAAAGCTGAATATTGCTGTTGCTGTCCTGGATGGTGTTGCCCACCGAATAGGCGTGCCCGTTGGCCCACGCGCCCGCGCCGGCCTGGCCCACGGTCCACGCTTCGCTATCGGAAATCAGGTTGATGCCGGTAGTGGCGTTCTGCGCGAAGTAGAGCTGGTTGAGCATGTTGGGATCGATGACGGCGAGCTTGGATTTGCAGGTGACATCGATCTTGCCGCGGCCCTTGGCCACGGCCCACTGATATTGGCCGTAGAGCTTCTTGAGGTCGCCTTTGAAATCGACCTGAGCGTCCTGCAGCACGCCAAAGCGGTAAGGCGTAGGATTGACTGCGAGATTGCCGGCGTTGGGCAAAGCGTAGAGCACGCCGGTACCGAATTGGACGTTCATAAAAACCCTCCCTCTAGTTCAGGATCAGCGCCCCCGTACCGTAGTAGCAGGTGTTGGCTCCCGATGTCGTCACCGCTGGATTGTAGGTTCCGGCAGACTCTATCGATGTGCTGTACAACAGCAGGAACGGCGCGCCGGTACCGCTGTTCGTCTCAATCGCAGATGTATAACCCGAGCCTGCTGCCAGCGAAGTGGCGGTGCCGCAGTAAAGGACGCCAACAATCTCATCGTTTGCCCCTGTGGTGGTGACGGACCCCGTGCCTGTGGGGGCGGCGTAAGCATAGGTCATACCCGCCTGGGCCGCGGATTCAAGCGGGGTGGTGGAGTTCACGCCATGCACTTCCGCCATGTAAACGCTGTAGGTGGCGTATTGGTTGGACGGCGTAAAGGTGATCGTTGTCGTATTGGCCGCCAATCCCGTGATCACGGCCATCTGCGCGTCTTCGGAATTCAGCGCGGGGAAAGTTGTCAGCGTCCCGCCCGAGACGCTCGACAGCGTGTAGGTTTGACCGTAGTAGCCCAGCAGCACGACGTTGCCCGAGGCAGTCCCAGAGCTAAAGGCGCAGGTAAACGTCGTCCCGGTCACCGATTGGCAGGTCTTGGTCTGCACCACCGTGAAGACGTGGCTCACGATCGTGTACGCCGTACTGCTCACCGCCGAATCCGCATAGCCTGGACAGCCGTGCACGTAGGAGTAGAGCGTCACGGCGGTGGTTACGGAGTACGTGGTCTGCTTGGTCGTCGGCGGATCGCTGGTGTCCAGGTAAATGTAGGAGCTGCAGCCGCTCACGGATGATGCGGTAACGGTTGTGGGATTGCTCACCGCGCCTGCAGCGGGCGAAAAGGTGGGAGCGGCAGCGGTGCCGGTGGTGATGGACACGCCTTTCAGCGTGATGCCCTTCACCGTCGTCTGGGCGTGTGCGCTCAGCGCCAGAAGCAAGATCGCGAGCAGGCGTTTCATTGCAGCCTCACCCAACTGATCGTCGTAGCGTAGTTAAGAGAACCGGCGGGGGTCGTGTAGTACATAATCTCGCTGGCGGTTTGCGGTTCGCAGCTTGTCTTGATGGTTGCGGTGCCTGACTCCGTGATGACCGCCGACAGCGTGACGGTGGTGTAAGTGATCGTCGCGGAAGTGACGTAAGGCATGCCAGGATATGCGGCGGCGAAGACGTTGGTTCCATCCCAGAGTTTGCAGACGGCGTAAGCGGGAGCCGTGGCGCTTGCTTTCCCCAATGTCAGGGTTTCAGTGACGAAGTACGTCCCTGCGGGCAGTGAACCTGTCGTTGGCCCGTCGTAGAACGTCGACGTCGAACTCATCGTGTAGTTGGCATTGCTGTTGAACGAACTGCTCGACCCGCTCGTATAAGTTGGCACGCAGGCGGTGGGCGTAGCGCCGTAGTCGCACTGCAGCATCTTGCTTGTCGAATTGACGTACAAGTTGTAGCTGGTGCCTCCCGCCGCCGCCGGGCTGGCTTCGGCCGTGCCGATGATGACATTCGCGCCGGCGGCCGTGGCGGCAATGCCTCCGCTGCCCGAATAGGAAAGCGTGGCGCCGTTGTCGGTGGCCAGGGAGTTGGCAATCGTGGTAGTGCCTGTGGCCACCGGAATGGCGCCACTGGTCATATTGGAACTGGTGGAAACATTCCCGCCGCCGGCCGCGCTGGTGTAAGTGCAACTGGATCCGCTGCTGCAGTTGATCGAGTACGTGCCGGAGGACGGATTGCCGAGCAGGTTCGAGAGGGCAGCCGCAGCCGTGATCCCCGCCGTGCCGCCGTTCGCCAGCGGCAGCGCGTTCTTGACCTCCGAGGTCAAGTCGATTTGCGTGCTGGTGGCTCCCATCAGGAGCAACACGCAACCGGCCACGACAATCAGTAGTAGATGCCGCATCGCTGCCCTCAGTGCAATTGGGCTTCCAGCCAGCAAGAAGAATTCGGCGCCGTAATCATCGTTAAGGTGGCGCCCGAACTCCAGGTGTAGTCGTAGCTTGCGCCCTGGGTGAGCATTACACCGTTATTGAAAACCAGCAGCGACGCCGCGTTGGTGGGCGTGCCCGGCAGCGTGAAGCTGGTATTGGAGCCGTTACAGGTTCCCGTCACCGCACCCTGGGTAAAGGTCGGGGAAGACGGGCAAGTCTGAAAACTGGGATCCGTCGTCGCATAGTTGGAAGCGGCGGACATAAAGCATTGCCCGTTGGCGCTGGCCGCGGAACTGTTGACGGCGCTGCTGCCTTCGCCGAGCACCACGCCATGCGCAGTCAGTGTGGTCTGCCCGGTGCCTCCGCCGGCAACCACAGCCGTTCCAAAACCGGGATTGGCGGACGCGCCATTTGAAATCAAGGGCACGCCGCTCGTGGCGCTGGGCGCGGCAAATCCTACCGACGAGCCCCCGAGAAGCACGTTGTAGGCTGTGAGCGAGCTTTGCCCCGTACCACCATTGCCCACCGGCAGCGTGTTCTTGACCTGCGAAGTCAGATCGAGTTGCGTAGTAGTGGCTGCCATCCATACCACGCTGCACAGGATCACCAGGAGCAGCAGCCATTTACTTGTGTCCGGACGTTTCATCGGAACCCCTCCTCTCTAAATCGCCGACTCTTTTTTCGAGATCGTTGAAACGCTGCTGAATGATGGTGCTGCGGACGGGAGCTTTGTCGATCTCGTCGAAATGCTGCTGGAACACCACCATCACCCTGTAAGCCTGGTACATCTGCTGCTGCAGCCTCACCGTCCGCACGGTGAGCAGCAGCACCCAGGCGGCAACGACCGCGTACAGCGCCGTCGTCATCGCCCACCGAAGGGACGGCAGCTTGAATTTCAACCACGACAGCTTGAGCGTTACGTCTTGCACAGCTCTCTCCTCGAAGGGCCCGCCGACGCGGACGTCGGCGCTACACCTCAGTAATAGGCCGACAGGCTTGCACCCGCTGCCGGCGGATCCGTCATGACGAGCGCGCCTCCCGCGATCCCGTAGTCCCCCGGACTGGTCTGCACCAATCCGTTAAGAATGACGATGATCTGAGCCGCCTGGCTCGGCAGGCCCGTGAAATTGAAGGCGGTGGTATGGCCGTCCGGGGCATTGACGGGCGCGTGCCACGTCATCACCGCCGGCAAAGCCGCGCCGCCGCCGCTCGACGATGGAGCGTACACGCCGGCCACTGCCATAATCTTGACGGGCACGATCGCCGCGCCCTGCCCTTGCAAATATGCAGGACTCTTTACCACTTCGCCTTCGATCCAGCAGTGCGAGACCAGGCCGCCGAGCGTCTGGAGTCCCGTGGCCGGATCCGGGGCCAGCGCCGCTTCCACCGCGCCGATAAGATTGTTGAGCATGGTAGAAGGCGAAGGATCGTACACTCCCGGCGTCTCCGGCTGCGATTCGAAGTAGTAATAGATACCCAAATCGACATCCAGCGTCCACTTCGCCGGCAGCCCGCGCGGCCGCGGCTCCGCCGTCTCTTTGACCTCTTCGAGCATCAGGCACGGCTGCATGTCCGGCGTAAGCTGGTCGGGCGTAAGCGGCTTGCGGCTGACCGTCAGAAATGCGGCCGAGGTCGCCAGTTGCGCCAGCAGCGCGTTGTAAATGGCTTCGCGGTTGATCATGCCAGCCCCCTGCGTACTGCCTGCTGCAGTTCCGCCACGATCGCCGCGCGCTGACGCTCCAGCGAAGTTCGCAGGAATGATCGCGCGGGCAAGTCGAACACCCGGTGGGCCATGCGACGCTTTTGCGGCGCACTTGGCCGCAACCGCGCTTCGGGAAGGTGCGCACGTTCCTCCCAAACGCGTCCATACCGGTGAAAGAGAACGGCGCTCGCCAATCCGGTCACCGTTGTGCCGCTCGTTTGAGTCGTGGGGGACTGGCCGACAAGGTTTGGTGTCCCGGCGTAGCGCGCCAGCATGAGCATGGCCCGCTGCATGCCCCGGCCCAGTTCGGCCAGCACACGCTGGGAGCGCGATTCTAGCGAGCTTGCGACGGCTTCCGCGTTGTGCGTAATAGAAACCATCTAGTCGTCTTTCGGAGGGGCACGCCTTCAGGCGTGCCGATTGTGCCTCCGATAACCTCGGGCCTTTAGGCCCTGGGGCCTGCCCCTCAGCGGCTAAAGCCGCTCCCTCCTGGCCATGCTTTCGGCACAGCTAAAGCTGTGCCCCTCCGAAACGCGGCTACCCCATAAACACTCTGCGTTTGTAGTGCTCGATCACCCTCTTGGTGCTGTCGGGCATTTCGCGGCGGTCATAGGTTACGCTCTCGCCGGTGGCCAGCCGCTTGCTCTCCATGCCGGCGGCCGGACGCTGGCGGTACCGCAGTTCGCACCAGTCGAGCACGGCCAGCTCAATGTCGTCGGGAAAATTGGGATCTCCCAGGGTCAGTGCGCTCTGCAGGCCGAAGCCCGCAGTGTAAGTGATCAGCACATTCCCGTAGCCCGGAATAAAGCGATACGCCACCAGCTTCAGCGTGGGCGAAATATCCTGGCCCGGTTCGGCCTGCTCGTAGACGTAGCCTGGCTGCACGCCGTCCGGAGATTGCAGGATCACCAGATTGCTGACAGTCAAACTCACAATGCTCTGGATCGGCGAATTGCGCAGCACCAGCGTCCTTCCGCCCTGACCGTCGCGCCGCTCGGTGTAGCTCGCGGTGAACAGGTTGGTGCGGTTGGTGGCATTGTGAAAGTCGGTCGAGCACTGATCGATCAGCGCCTGCAGCTCCACGTCGGCGTTGGTGTTTGTCGACGGAATCTTCAGCCGGGTCTTCAAATCGGCAAGCAAGCACAGATCGAGTGACATTAGTCTGTCCCCAACTTTTCAACGCAGAGGGCGCAGAGGTACGCAGAGGAAAACCCGAATCGGGGTTTTTGTTTTTTCTCTCATTCTTCCTCTGCGCTCCTCTGCGTCCTCTGCGTTGATAAAAGACATCCCCTACGCGTTCCCGATGTTGTCGATCAGGCCCATGGCGAACGGCACATAGACCTGGAGCACACCGTAAAAGTTGACGCTGCTGTACCGCGTCTCCGTGACCTGGGGCCACAAGCGCTGCCAGTAATCGCGCAGGCAGTTCATGCGGTAGCAGCCCGGGATGTTGGCCAGCGGGTAGGGGATCTCATCGCAGTCGAAGAAGATCTTGCCCGAAGGCATGTTGGGGTGGACCTCGATGGGTATCGGCTTGGGCCCGTAGGGCGCGAACTTGTTGTTGTACACCGGCACAAGTGTGCCGCCGACGATGCCGGCCAGGCCCTTCGTCGCGTCCACGTTGAAGTGGTACATCGGCCCGCTCGATCCGGAGAGCACCAACTGCGTGATCGTCTTGGCCCCGGCGGTGCTGACCCACATCTTGGTGGGCGTGATTTTGTAAGTGTCGTAAAACCACTTGAGCACGGTGTCGATCTGCACCACGTTGCCGTAGTTGTCGGCCGTAAGATTGCCGCCATCGAGCGACAGGTAGTAACCGGTGCTGGTCTGATTGCCACCCGGCCCCAGAATCAAGGGATTGATGGCCTGGCTGATCAGGCCATCGAACACGCTGCCGTTGGCGCTGTAGTTGTTGCCCGTGCCCAGCGCGGGCCCGCCGCCGTAGCCGGCGCCGTTATCCAACTGCGTGCCGCCGGGCGTGTTGGAGGTCTGGGTCCAAGTGTTGACGTTGGTAATCGCCGCCAGCGTGCAGCCGCCCGCAGCCGAAGACGTGCCCGTAAACCAGGCATAGGCGAAGGCGCCGGGTACCGCGGTGACAAACCAGGCAACGCTGGCGGTGCTGCCGGTGGTAGTGTTCGCCGCGGACACTGGCGACACTTTGCTGCAGCCGCCATTGACGGTCTGCTGCTCCGACATCGGAGAGGCTTTGGTGAAGCTGGTGGTGAGTCCGTTGGCGAGCGTGGCGCGTTTGTAGCCGTCGTAGGTGAGCGCCACCACTTTGCAGTAGTTGGAGCTGCTGGTGCCCATGGTGCCGTTCGAGGCGCTGGGGGTCCCCGTGGGCGCGACCGGCGTCGAAAGGCCGGTGGCGTTGCCCACCAGCATCCATTCTTCCTCGGCGATGAACATCGAGCGCAGCAGGTTGTCGGCCAGGATGGCCAGGGCGTTATCGAAGCCCTGCGCCTGCATGATCGATTCCTCGGTGATGGAGTTTTCCAGCGAGAAGCGGGCGAAGGACGCCATGCGGTCGTCTTCGTTCTGATCGATCACGGCGCCGCGAATGCCTTCAATCGTGCCCGGGAAGGTGCGCTGCGCGTTGATGGCGGTGATGATTTTCCAGTGGACCGCATTGCCGCCGTTGGGATTGGTAAAGCGCGGCGTCTTGTTGCGGATGGGCGTGATCACCGGATAGAGCGTCTTGGCGTAAGGTTCCAGGTTGTAGTTGACGATGCCGAGGCTGGCGGAAATGCCCACGGTATCGGTGAGTTTCTCCAGCGTCGGATTCGACTGGAGTTTCCGCAGCAGCTCCAAAGTCTCTGCGGTCAGATTGCCCAGCATACTTCCTCCTTTTTTGCTCCGTCGCCGGAGAGATGTGTCCTACCTTTCAACGCAGAGGGCGCAGAGGTACGCAGAGGAAAACCAGATCGGGATTTCTGTTTTTTCTCTCATTCTTCCTCTGCGCTCCTCTGCGTCCTCTGCGTTGAAAACTGCGAACCAGTGCGCGCTACGAAGCCGCTTTGCTTCCTCAATTACCCGATTACGCGATTACCCGATTACCCGATCTCCCCTAACTCAGCGTCACTCCAACTTGGGTCCCAACCACCCACCACACGCCCCCGATAGCCACAAACGTAATGTTCGACGCAACCGTGCCGTTGTAGGTCGCGATGTGCTTGCTGCCGTTGATTCCGTTGGTGGGCGTGGTGATGGTATGGGCTTTGCCGACTGTGTCGAACACGGTCAGGTACATGCCGTCCATGCCGCCCAGGAGGGGTGCGCCGGCCTTCGGCGCAATCAACGTCATCGCCTGCGCCGACGAGCCATTCAGGTACGCGACTCCGCAGCCGGGATTGATGGCGCCGGCGGCGGTGTATTGGGTGGGCGGCTCGATCAGCGTGCCGATAAAGCAGCCGGTGGTGTTGGCGACGGGCGGCGTAGTGCCATCGCCGATCAAGCCATTGTCCACTACTGAGTACGTCGTGTCGCCGACGGCCGCAATCTTGCCTTGGGTCGAGCCGCCCGCCGTGCGGTAGACGAGGTAGCCAGTGGCGTTGGGCACGGCCGCCCAGCTCACAGTGTTGTAGGCGGTGACACTCAGCGTGGTGGGGCCGGCAGCCGTGGACGCGGTTGTGCCGGGAGCCACTCCGCCGGGCACTCCCGTAGCGACCACCTGATAGGTGTAACTGCCGCCGGCCCCTCCGGTCACCGCGATGGTGGGGGCGGCCGGCGCAGCCACCGGCGAGATGGCGGCGCCGACGATGCTCAGGCCATCGGTCAGGTGGTCCACCAGCAGCGCCTCCAGGTCCTGCAGCCGGTCCTCCAGCAGCCGCGTCGTCTGAGCCATGTGCGGCGGGACCAGCGGCGAAGATACGACGATTGGGACTTGCATTTTTCTCTCCTCTTCTTCTGCTCCGTCGCCGGAGACGGACGGCGGATTTGGCAATTTGGCAATTTGGTAATTTGGTAATTTGGCAATTGGGGGAGCAAAGCGGGCTTCAGTCTTCAATTACCCAATTACCAAATTACGCAATTACCCGATTTCTCCCCGGTGGATCGCCTTCAGCATCTCCAGACCCTCGGCCCTTGCGCCTTTCGCGGCGCCGATGCCCTGGACATCCTGATCCTTGGTGAAGGCCACGCTCTTGGCGACGGCTTTCGCCGGCCGCGGCTCCGCCAGCAGCTTGGTCAGTTGTTCGTTGGCCTGCTTCAGCACATCGGACATTCTCTGCAGCTCCGCTTCCAGTTCCTTGCCGCGGGCTGTGAGATCGGAGTTGGCTTTCTCCAGATCGGCGATTGTCGCCAGGTCTGCAGGGCCCGCCGCTCTGGAGAGCCGCGCTACGGCGGCCTTTCCGTCGCCACCGGCATCGTGCTCGCCGTCACCGTCCTGCTCTTCTGCATCGCCCTCATCCTCGGCTTTGCCGAGCAGCTTGCCGAAGCATTTATTGATGGCCTTGTGGTGCTCTTTCTCCTGATCGTGGAGATCGTCCAGCGCGTCATGATGGACGCCCATGGCCTTGTGGATTGCGTGCAGCGCCTCATGATGGCCCTGCATTTCTCCCAACGTGGCCTTGGTGGCCGCGTCGAATTCTGCTTTTTCCATGCTCCCTCCGTCTGCGGCGCTCTTTCCGGCTGACCGCTGATCGCTGACTGCTGACTGCTTCTTGGTCGATCCCGGCCAGTCGGCCGGAAGTAGATCGGTGCGCCCCAGTTGTTTGGCGCGGCGAATGATGTGGGTGCGCACCGCCCCTTTGTCCTTTGCGCGCCCAAAAGCCTGGATAGCGTTGCGCAAGTCGCTTTCGTTGGCGATGGGATACGAACCGTCCGGCATCGCGTGACCTTGGTCGGCGAGATGTGCGCGCTCTTTGTCGGACACTTCCCTTTTCTGTATGTCGTTTATCAACGCCGAGGGCGCAGAGTCACGCAGAGGAAAACCCAAATCGGGGTTGGCTGTTTTTTCTCCTATGCTTCCTCTGCGTACCTCTGCGTCCTCTGCGTTGACAAGGGAAGCAAACTTCCTGACCTCCACTGATCCGTCGGTCTTTACATATTCGAAGTGCGCTTCCGGATTGCAGGGATTGTCCACCAACGACACTTCGCTGGGCTTGGCGGTATAGCGCTTGTGAGGGCCGTCCTGCCAGACCTTCACATACGCGCCGCCGTGGGAGAAGCCGGTGTAGACGCCCTCTTCGCATTTCTTCCAGGCTTCGTCGTCCACGATCTTGGCGCCGATCAGTATCCGCCTGGCGGCATCGTCAAAGTCGAGTGACGTGACTTTGCCCGCGGCCTTGTTGGCGTGCATTTCGCGCACGTTGCCCAGGGACTTGCCCTGTGTAGCCTTCTCGAACTCGGCCGACCAGGCGCGATAGTTGGGCGCGGTCGAAGCGTAATCGCAGATCTCGCCGTCTTTGTCCACGGCCTCGGAAGTGACAATGCCGTAGACCTCACGCTTGGCCGCGTCGATCTTGATGATCGGGATGAATTTGCGGAATTCCATAATCCCTCGCTTTTTTCACCACAGAGGACGCAGAGGACACAGAGGAATTCTTTTTGGGGTTTTCTTTCTCAGCTCGGTTTTCCTCTGTGTCCTCTGAGTCCTCTGTGGTAGGTGTGGGGTTTGCCGGCTGCCGCTGCTGCTGCATGGTCAGTTCATGCTGCTCGGCGACTCCTGCCAGGGGGACCGGGCCCGTCGCCGTATAGACCAGCGCCTGGTCTCCGCCTTCTACCGGATCAAGTCCCAACTGGTCGCGGCCTTCGTTCACCGTCATCACCCCGATGGAGGTCAGGGTCTTGATGTTGTTGGCCTGGGCAGTGGGGTCCTCTTCCTTTTCGTCCTGCCAGACAAATTCCAGGTCCGCGGCCCGGCAGTATTTGCGCAGCACCAGATTCATCAAGGCCTGGACGTACATCATCCAGGGAATCAGGCCCTCTTCGGCGGCCTGCTCTTTGGCGGTTTGCGCGGTGGCGCGGTTCATCATCTGGACCAGCGCCTGCGGGCTTACGTTGAAGGCGAAACAGACCATGCGGATGATCAGCTCATCCAAAGCGGCATCGTTGCCGATGGCGTCCGCTTTCAGCAGTTGCAGCTTGCCGTCGGGCCCGAAGATGACTCTGCGCCGGGCCTTCAAATTTCCCGCCAGATACGAGTCGAAAGCATCCTGCGCCTGCTTCATCTGGTCCGGAGTCCAGGCGTCCGGCACGCCGATATAGGCCTCCGGAATGCTGCCCTCGGTGAAGAAATTCAGCAGCCAGAGCTCGCGGCGCAGAGCGAGGTTGGCCAGCAGCAGGATCTGCTCCACCGGCGAATAGCCGTAGATTTTGTGGGTGCGGCGGTTGCGGGGATAGTAGATCAGTTCGTCCGCGGTGAACTCTACGGTCGGCGCGCCCTTTACGATCTGCTGATACGCAATTTCCGGAGGCCGGGGCAGGCGGCCGTCGTAGCCGATTTTGGGGGTGATGGTGGCGCCGTCGATCAAGTCGAGACGCACTAATTCCCCGCCCCGGGTCATGATGGGCTCAATCACGGGCGCGTCGATCACCAGCGCGTCTTCCAGCAATGCCCGCAGCCAGGCGGACCAGGGCTGCTCGCCATCGGGGCACGACAGCAGCCCGGTCAGTTCGGCGATGCGCGGATCTTTGACCGGCCCAGGCCGCTTCTCTCCCGCCGCCAACCGGGGGCGGACGGCCCAGGGCACTTTCACCAGGTGGTCCTTGAAAGTCTCGATTACGATGCGCAGCAAATCGTAGCCATCGGCCAGGGCGCGCAACTCGAGAAAGCGATCCAGACGCGGCTGAATCTGGATGTTCTCTCCCACCATGTAGTCGAAGCGCCGGGTCGGGGTCCCCTTGGGCGCCACCTGGGGCAGCGGCTCCAACGGCGGAAACCATTGGTTCCACAATGACGACAGACCGCCTGTCAGTCGCGCGATTACGCCGGGTTGAATAGAGCTATCAGCCATCAGCTTTCAGCTTTCAGCCAGCACACCCACTCTGGCAGGTGGCCCACATCCGCCGAAGGCGAATGTGGGTTTTCTGCGCCCGGGCCAAAATCCCCAGGTATGCTCCGCTGCGCTCCGCACACCTGGGCCACCTTCGATCGGCTATCAGCAATCGCCGGCAATCGGGTCAGCGGCCGGCTTTTAGCGGGCCAGGTCTGGCTGACTGCTGACCGCTGATTGCCGATCGCTTTTCAATACATCCCCAGCCAGAACCGGATGATTCCTCCGGTCCGCGTTTGCAGCCAGATCGACGCCTGCGACATCATGTCGGCCATATCGTCGTGGGCAGCGTTAGGGAACGTCGTGAGCTGCTGGATCAGCGGCTCGGTCCAGGCGGCATTGCGATCGACGTACCAGTCGCCGGCTTCCCATTCCGGCGCCGCCGCCATAAAGCGCGCCAGCTTGCCGCCCTCGGGATTCACCGCCACCACCCCCGGCAGATTTCTCCGCAGGCGCTCGATGACGGCGCTGCCGTTGGCTTTGTCCTCGACTAGAATGGCGCTGACTTTGCGCCCTTCGCGTTCGCGCCGAATCTGGGCTTCGGTGGCGCTCATGCCCAGGTGGGCATTGATCACATTCAGCAGGTAGCGCTTGCGGCCCTTGACGCCGATGCGCCCGATAGCGACGAAGTCGGAGGTCTCCAAATCCTTGAAGGAGCAGTCGGCGGAGACGATTTCCATATCGAAGATCTCGGGCAAAGGCGCGTCCGCCTGGCCGGTCGCCGGATCCACTCCGCCGTAATAATGCACCTGCTGGCGTTTGATAAGGTTGCCTTCCAGCGGCGCCGGGCGCTGCTGATATTGACCGGCGAAAATTATGCCGCGCGACTTGAGAGCGGCCACCACCGCGGGGGTAAAGCGCTCCGGCTGCAAGATGTCGCCGGTCCGGCGCTTGTGGACGGTGTGAGAGATGGGGTACTCCCAGCGCTCGTCTGCCTCTGCCTCCAGCGGCAGCTTGAGGTGCGTCCACCTGCCAGCTCCCTCACTAACCACGGAACTCGCGGAAGACACGGAAGGGGAAGAATTTGCGCCTTCTTTCTCTTTTTCCGTGTTTTCCATGTTCTCCGTGTTCTCCGTGTTTTCCGTGTATTCCGTGTATTCCGTGGTCAAAAGTGGTGCTGCGCCTTCGGTAGCCAGCAGAAAGCCGGTCAGGTCCAGCTCGTGCAGGCGCTGCATGATGATCACGATCGCGCCCGTGGCGGGATTGTTAAGGCGCGAGCGGAGGGTGCCGTCGAACCAGCCGTTGGCGCTCTTGCGCTCGGCGTCGGACAGCGCCTGGTCGGCGGAGAGCGGATCGTCGACAATCAGCGTGTCGCCGCCTTTGCCCGTGGCGGTGCCGCCGACCGAGGTAGCTATCATCTGGCCGCGGCGGTCGTTGTCGAACTGCGTCTTCAAGTTCTGGTCGGCAGCCAGGGCGAAGCGTTTGCCCCAGCGCTGCTGGTACCAGTCGCTCTGGATCAAGTGCCGCCGGGCCACCGAGTGCTCCGTGCTCAGCTCCCGGGAATACGAGGCGCAAAGAAATGCATGGTTCGCTTCCGTGGCCCATACCCAGCACGGAAAGCAGATAGTCGCAATCGTGGATTTGGCGGTGCGCGGCGGCACATTGATGATCAGCCGGCGGATTTGGCGCTCTTTTACCAGCGTGAGATATTCGCACAGCAGGTCGTAGTGCCAGCTCCAAACCAGCGGACGGCCCGGCTGCAGAATCGGCCAGGCTTCGCGGAGAAACGTGGGCAGATCGCGGGCGGCGGCGCGCCCGCGCCAGGCAGGGCTGAGTGTAGTGCCGGCCTCCACGCGAGTAGCGCCGACGTCCCCGTCGGCGGGCTGCGGAGCTACAGGCTCTCCGGTCGTGCTCTGCGGGGCGCTCACAGGGCCCGCCGAGGCGGACCCTTCGGCTCCGCTCAGGGCAGGCTCTGGAGCTACCGCGCCCAAGGCGCTGCTGAACGGTTCCCGCGCCCCTTTAACTTCTGCCGGCTTTTCTGTGAACTCGTCCGCGGCATGGTCAAACTCCGCAACCAGCTCGTCCCGGAGGGGATCGAGGGCCTCGCACACCAGCCTGTGGGCGCGCAGCCGGGTCAGTACGTCCAAGGTCACCTGCAAGTAGACCTCGCGAGGCGAGGCCCCTTGGGCTTCCTCGTTGCGCGCTTCCAGCTCGGCCTGCTCCCTTTCGCGCCGCACGCAGTCCAGGCGCGCTTTGTCCAGCTTCGCCATCACCCCTGCCAGCTTGGCCAGGTTCTGGCGCGTGAGCTCCTGGTTGCCGGCCTCGAGGATCAACTGGAAGACCTGCTCGAAAAGCGCGGTCCGCACCGCTGCGTCCATATCCTTGAAGTAGCGGCCGGCAAAGCTCTCCGCGAGCCTGCGCGCTCGTTCTCCATCCTCCACCGTCTTCTTCAGGGTTTGCTCGATGCGCAGGTCGTGCCAAAGCGAAGTCTGCTTGTTTTTCAGCCGCCGGCCCGGGAAAAGCGCCAGCACTTCATCGGAGACGATGAACCATTCCTTCCAGTCGGGAGACTCTCTTTCGATGTCCTTCCAGCTCTTGCCCTTGATTCGTTCCTCGCAGATGCGGTCGCGCATGGCCTGGGGCAACCGGTCGATCTTGAGCGGCCGCGGCTTGCACCGTGCTTCACCGCGCTTCGCTCGCCGCTCCTTGGGAGCAGGGTCCCCGGCAAGCCCGATTTTGGCTTGCTGGGGTGGAAGCCCGATGTTGGCTTGCCGGGCTGGAGTCCCGGCGTCTTTCCCAGGGGCGGTCGCAACTGCTTCCCCACGTTTGCTGGGGCGTAAGCGCCGCGCCTCGCCGGTTCTCAGACGTCTATTCTTAGGACCAGTCATAGTTTTTTCCCAAAGCAGGGTTGCAGAGCCCAAGTCTTGCCCCCAACCCCGACCTGCCGTAACAGGGCTGTGTTGCCCACGCGCTGACCCCCACCCTAAGCGGGCAGGACCCGGCTTAGGGTGGGGCACCCGCAGCTCCGGTTTGGCTGCAAACTGTCAACTGCAAACTGCAAACCGCTTCTACTGGGTCATCACCGCCGGATCGTCGAAACGGCGATCGACCAGATCGCGGCCCCGGGCGGTGATCTCGATCGCCTCGATAAAGAGGGCCTGGTCGGCATCGCGCACCTGCTGATAGCGCAGGTAGCCGCGGTCGCGCAGATCCTGGATGGCGGTGAGCACGTCGTTCTTGCCGAAGCGATAGCCTTCGCGCGCGATGGTGCCGTGAATCACCGTCGAGGTCAGCCGATGCCGCTGCCGCTTGTGGTTGATGTAAACCATAGTCAGAATCAGGCCGCGCAACTGCGCGTCCGCTTTGGGATCTACTAGCTCCATAAGGCTTTCTCCAAATTTGGTAATTGGGTAATTTGGTAATTGGGTAATTGAAAACCGGCACCCGCTTTGCTCAATTACCAAATTACGCAATTACCCAATTACCCGATTACCCAATCCCCCCGGCTCCCTTCGCCAACCGCTGTCCGTCCTGGGACAGTTGCCGCTCCTCGATCCCCTGGACTGTCCGCAGGATTGTCTGGGTCGTATATGCCAGGTGGTCCAGCGCCAGTTCGCGCTCGCGCTCGCGCACATCGTCGCGATGCGCGATCTGTTGCATGGCGTCGGCCATAGACTGTTGTGCCGCCGCGTTGGCCGACATAGCCTCCAGCAGCCTCTGTCCCCAGGTACCGGCCATCAGATAAAAGAGGACCATGCCCAGAATCACTACCAGGAACATAGGTCCCCAGGTAGCCAGCACAGTCAGTAACTGGGTAGCTCCCGGCCGCAACAGTTGCAGGACCGCAACCGCCAGGGCAAAGCCGCTGCCCGTCCCGAGGGACAAGATCAGCGCCCGCTGTCCTCGATTCCCATTAGCCGGCTTCACCGGCGCCGCACTTGCCATGTCGCCCCCCCACCCCATTTGGCAATTGCGTAATTTGGCAATCGGGTAATTTAAAAAAGGTGCTGGCGTCAACGCTTTGCTGCCTTTCAATTACCCAATTACCCAATTACTCAATTACCCAATCCCTCTACTTCCCCGTGACCGCCTTTTCCACGTTTGCCAGCCGCACTTCGATAGCCAGCAACAGGCCCTTAGCTTCCAGCATGAGCTTCCGCGCGCGTGTGTCAGTCAGGAGGCCGAGCACATAGCCACCTACCAGACAGATACTTCCGATCTCCCACATTTGTCTTCCTCCCACAGAAGATTCTCACCACGGAAGACACGGACCACACGGACATGAAACCGAAACACCCCGGGGCCCAGTTTCCCTTCCGTGTATTCCGTGTCTTCCGTGGTTAGGATTTGGCGTCCCCTTTGCTGTCCGCCTTTATCCCAAACGGCAAACTCAGTGTTCCCCCGGCGCCGCCGAAGAGCGCCTGGCTGGCTTTGTCGGCCGTGCGGGCAAAGACATAGCCCAGCGCACATACTTTCCAGGCCGACCAGAACCATTCAGGGAAATCCGCCAGCACCAGGCCGTACTTCTTGCCCAGCGGACCGGCGATGCCGTAGTTCCACACCATCAGCAGCAGGCCCACCCAGATGATGGAAGGCCGCGCCGCCGCCGTGTACCAGTTCTCTTTGGCCTCCGCCTGGATTGTGGCTGCAGCCGACTGATTGAGCGCCACGTTCTCGTCCATTTGGGCCTTGGCCAGGCTGGCCTGGGCGTTGAGAAAGTCCTCTTGATACTGCTCCTTGAGCTGCTCCAGCTTGGCGGCATCTTCGGGATTCTTGCCGCGGATGGAATTGATGACCTGGGCCACGCCGCTCAGCAGGTTGCCACCGAGAAGATTGCTAATCGTGCTCGCCATGTACTGCCTCCGTGCAGCGGTCAGCGGTCAGCCAGAACACCCTCTGGCTGAAAGCTGAGCGCTGATAGCTGACCGCCTGAAATGCGGCCAGGCCCTCGTTGTCGTCAAGCTTGGCCATTAGGAGCCTTCTTCTTTGTTTGTGTCCGCACGGCCTCGGACGTAGCGCCGGCGTCCACGCCGGCGGGCCCTGCCTGGGAGGCGGTCTTGCCCGCCGCCAGCTCTTCAAACCACTTCCACACTGCCGCCATTCCGCCGGCCGCGTAGATCGCCCGCAGCTTCGCCGTGGTGGCGGGAATCTCGGCAGGATAGAAATGAGGGGTATCGGGGAAAGTCCGCCAGCGCGCGCCTTCAGCCAGGCCGAACGCGGGTGCAGCGGCCAGCAGTTTCTGCCAAGCCGGATGGCTGACGTTCCAGTCAAGTTCTGTCGTTTTCAACGCAGAGGGCGCAGAGGAGCGCTGAGGAAGATCAGGGGAGCTGCCTTGCCCGATGTCCTCCCCTCTGCGTACCTCTGTGTCCTCTGCGTTGAAAGAAGGACATAAATCCACCGCCAGGCCGAAATTATGGTGGCTATATCCGCCGCGCGCCTTGGTCACGATTTTCCCGGGCGCAGTGCGGCCCTGGGCATAGAGCTTGTCCTGCGCCTCCCAGGTGCGCAGCCCCTGCGTGATCAGCAGCGGATAGCCTTCGCTCTCCAAATGTGCGAGGAGCTTTTCTACCCGCGCCGCGAACTTCGGATGAAGTTCCGCCAGCCTGCCCGCATTCGCCGTTTTCCGTTCCATACAAGTCTGGTGTAACAGCGGCGGCGCGCGAGGGATGTCCAGTTTGGCCAGTTTGACCAGTTGTTTTTTATCGTCCTTGTTTTCAGCATCCTTCGGGCGCCACAAGCGGGTTTTATTGCGGAAGAAAACGATCGGTCGTTGAGGAGGCAGCGCCGGATGTGTGTCTTCCCAATTGCCCGGTTTGGGCCAACAGGAAATCGCTACGATTTAAGTGACGATAACAAAACCCTTGTTATTTCGAGTCTCGCATGGCCTGCGGCCCACCGAACCAAACAAAAAGGGAGGCCTCATCCTGAGTGTGTCATGGGCCGCAAGGATGCGGCCCGCCAGAACATATGAAAAACGATTGGGGTCATCCTGAGCGGAGCGAAGGACCTGCTGTTTTCCTGCGGGCTCAACAGGATTCAGTAGGCCGGCACCATGTTTCTCGAGAGCGCCTGTCCCCTCGGTGGTAAACTGTGCGGCC